TTTATAGAGATGATTATAGTGTAGAAAATCCAAGTCCATTAACACAAGCAAATAGATTATACGATGCGAACTACTACGTACTTAATTCCGACTTTAAAGTTTACGTTTGTATTGATAATGGATCAACGGGAGCTAACCCTCTTGGAAATGTCTCCCAAGATGAACCTACTTTCACCGACTTGGAACCATCAAAAGCAGGAAACAGCGGTGATGGATATCTTTGGAAGTATCTTTTCACTGTTTCACCTAGTGATATTATTAAATTTGACTCAACTGAATTTATTACGGTACCAAATAGTTGGGGTTCTAGCCAAGATTCTCAAATAAGATCAGTACGAGAGAATGGTGACTCTAACGTAAACCAAAATCAAATCAAACATGTTTACATACAAAATGCAGGAAGTGGATATGCAAATGGATTAAGTCAAGAGGTTGATATTATTGGAGATGGTGAAGGTGCGAAGGCAAGAGTTGATATTGTAAATGGAACCATAACAGACGTAACTGTAAGTGCGGGTGGAAAAGGATATAGTTATGGTATTGTTGATCTAGGAACTTTGAGTAGTGGTGTAAGTACATCTACTGGTCGTGCAAAACTTATACCTATCATTCCACCTGGTTTAGGTCATGGTTCAGATGTATACACTGAATTAGGAACTGATAGAGTTATTGTTTATGCTAGATTTGATGATTCAACAAAAGACTTTCCTATTGACACTAAGTTTTCACAAGTTGGAGTTGTTAAAAATCCTACAAAAGTAGGAACGTCAGTTACTTATACTGATAATACTTACTCCTCCTTAAAAGCGATTAAGTTTGATACTGTGACTGGAGTTCCACAAGTTGGAGAAGAAATTAAACAAGTTTTAACAGTTGCCCCTAATGCGGGTAAAGTTTCAACTGGTTTCATTGCTTCATATGATTCTGAGACTAAAGTATTAAAATATTTTAGAGATAGGTCACTTAACTTTAATAGGACAACTTATGATCATACTGATTATGCTGGTATTTCAACCGCTGGTAGAATTTACGATTTTGAATCAGTAGTAGGAGCAAATAATATTGAGGGTAAATCTTCATTCTTTGCTGGTGCTATCTCTCGTAATTTTTCTGGTATTACAACAAACCCAACTGGTAATAAGTTGATAAATTTGGGTGTGAACTTTATTTCAGGACTCTCTAATTCTGAGATAAATAAAGGGTCAGGAGAAGTAATTTACTTAGATAACAGACCTTTGATAGTTAGAAACTCTCGTCAAAAAGAAGACATTAAAATCATACTCGAATTCTAAAAATGCCACAAAAGACTAATTTAAATATATCACCATATTATGATGATTATAATAAGGATGATAATTTTTACAAAATACTATTCAAACCTGGTTATCCTGTACAGGCAAGGGAACTAACTGGTCTACAGTCTATTCTTCAAAATCAAGTTGAATCTTTCGGAAAACATATATTTAAAGAAGGTTCAATGGTCATACCAGGTGGTATTGAGTATGATCCAACATATTTTTCTGCAAAAATAAATGAAACACATCTTGGCATTGATGTATCAATTTATCTTAATAATATAATATCAGCGAATGGTGGAAAAGGAACAAGAGTTAGAGGACAAACATCAGGTATAGTAGCAACAATAAAGAATTTTATTCTACCACCAGCAGAAGGAGTTGATGATATAACAATTTTTATAAAATATCAACAATCAGGAACAAGTGGAGAGAGCACAGCATTTCCAAACGGTGAAGTATTAATATTAGAAGAACCTTTAACATATGGTAATACAACTTTAACAATCGGTGAGACTGTATTAACACTTACATCTGAAGATGCAACTGCAACTGGTTCTGCTTTTGGTGTTAATAAAGGTGTATATTTCTTGCGTGGTACTTTTGTAGATGTACCTACTTCATTAATAGTTTTAGAACCTTACAATAATCAACCATCATACAGAGTTGGATTTGAGATATCTGAACAGATTATAAACTCAAATGATGATTCTTCATTGTATGATAATGCAAAAGGATTCACAAACTTTGCAGCACCAGGTGCAGATCGATTTAAAATATCAGTTCAACTTTCTAAAAAAGCATTAACTGATTATGAGGATACAAATTTTGTTGAACTATTCAGAACAAGTGAAGGACAAACTAAAAAATTACAAGATTCATCAGTTTATTCAGAGTTAAAAAAATATTTTGCTAAGAGAACTTTTGATGAATCAGGTAGTTATGCAGTAGAACCATTCCGTGTAAATCTTCAAGATTCTTTAAATGATGAAATAGGTTCAGGTGGTTTATATACAGAGAATCAATTAACTGATAAGGGAAATAAACCAGAAGATGATTTGATGTGTGTTAAACTATCACCAGGTAAAGCATATGTAAGAGGATTTGACGTATCACTACCAGGCACAACAGTGGTTGACGTTGAAAAACCAAGAGATACAAAAGATGTAAAAACTGCATCAATACCATTTGATATGGGTAGTGTGATAAAGGTTAATAATGTCACTGGTACTCCTTTTATTAATATTGGTGGAAATACAACAAATGTAGTTGAATTAAGAAATGAGAGAAAAAGCAATACACCATCTGCAGCAGTAGGTCTTCAAGTTGGTGAAGCAAGAGTTTACTCTTTTAATGCCTCTGATGCACCTTATACTGGATCAACAACAAGTTTTGACTTAAGTTTATATGATATACAAACATTTACTATTTTAAAATGTACATCATTTACATCTGGAAGTGTTATTGTAGGAACTAAAGTAAGAGGTCTTAATAGTGGGGCAATCGGATACGCTGCAAAAGTTCAGGATGCTACAGGTCAAGATGAAATTTGTTTATCACAAACAACTGGAACATTTATAATTGGAGAACAGTTAATATTTAATGAAAAAAGGGATTTAAATGCAAATACTTCAATTAAAGGAATAATAGCATATACAGTTGATGATATAAAATCAATACGTCAAAGCACTTTTGGAACAACTGGGATATCTACATTTAATGCAGATACAGTTTTGTATGATCGTATATTACCATATTTTTCAGCATCAGATCAAATTAATGCAGTTGGAACAGCAATCACAAGTATAAGCAGGAGTTTTTCTGGAAGAGTTGGTGTAAAAACAGATTCAATAATATCATTTAATGATCCAGCTGAGTCTCTTCCTACTTTCAATAAAATTACAGATATATCTGCTGATGGAAAAACATTAACTGTATCGGCAGTACAGACAGTTGCAGGTATTTGTGATGGAGGAACGGTTCCTACAAATAAAACTACATCTTCAACTTTTAGAATTAAAGTTCCTAAAGTTTTAAATCTTGAAAAATCTGGCATCTTCTCAAAATTACCTAGAAAAAATATTTCAAATCTTGATACATCTGATTCTAATTTAATAATTCAAAGACAAATTAGAAATCAGTCTGTCTCTAGTAATTCTCTTACACTTACATCACAAGCAGGTTTAGATGCAACAGTTGGTATTACTAGTGTATTTTTTGAACCATTTGATGTAGAGAGATATTCAATAACTTATCAAGATGGTACCACTGAACCATTAACCTCAGATCAAGTTACGATTAGTGATAATTCAGAAACTGTTACATTTAGTGGATTAGCAAATGCAACTGCTAGTTCAGTTACTGTTGGTGTTACTTTGAAAAAAGTTGGTGCATCCAGTAAGTCAAAAGATTATATTAGAAGTCAACAATTAGAAGTTACACGTACATCAGGTGTTAATACATTAAATGGTTTAGTAAGTTCATCTAGATATGGTTTAAGAGTTGAAGATAGAGAAATTTCTCTTAATCTGCCAGATGTTGTAAAAATTCTTGCTGTTTACGAATCAAAAACAACAGCAACACCAGTATTAGATAAGGTAAAATTTGTATCTGGATTAAGTTTAAACACCACTGCAATTATAGGTGAAAAAATAGTTGGTAAAGATAGTAGAGCGATTGGTCAGATAGTATCTACTCCAAATGCCACTGATGTTAATTTTGTTTATCTAAATGGAAATAAATTTACGATTGGTGAAGTTGTAGAATTCAGGGAGTCTGGTATTGAAACAATATTACAAGGAACTGAAAAAGGTAACTTTATCGATAGAACTGATAACTACATTCTTAATAAAGGTCATAAACTTCAATATTGCGACTTTTCAAAAATTGTAAGAAAAGGAAAATCAGCAATACCATCTAAAAAGTTATTAATAATCTTTGACAAATATCAAGTTGCAAGTGGAAATACTGGAGACTTTTTCTCTGTCAATTCATATACGAAGGAAAGATATTCAAGTGATATTCCTTTAATCGGTAGTACAAGAGTAACTGATATAATTGATTTTAGACCAAGAGTAAATCCATATAATGTTGCAACCGAAACAGGTTCTCCATTTGCATTTTCAAATAGAACTTTTGAATCAACTAATCCTTATGTTGTAGCACCAAAAGAAAGTTCTATTTTAGGATATAGTTTCTACTTACCTAGAATTGATAAGTTAGTAATTAACCAGTATGGTGAAGTTAAACTTATAAAAGGTGAGTCTGCTGAAAATCCAGCACCTCCAACTGAAGAAGGTAATTCAATGGAGATTGCAGAAATTAATTTACCTGCATATCTTTATGATACAGTTAGACATCCATATGTAATATTATGTGATAATAAGAGATTTACCATGAGAGATATTGGTAATCTTGAGAAGAGAATTGAAAATTTAGAACTAACAACTACTTTAAGTGCTTTGGAAGTAGATGCTCAATCATTTGAAGTTAGAGATGCTGATGGTCTTAATAGATTTAAAACTGGTTTTGTAGTTGATAACTTTTCAAGTAGAAACTTCATTGATTTTACTCCAGAAACTGGATCAAGATGTGATGTAGATGTATTAAACAAAGAATTAATTACTGCAGTTGATTTCTGGTCATTGAATCCAGAACTTGCAGTAAATCCAAGTATTAATTTAAACTCAGCAGATTTAAATTCAAACTTACAATTATTAGATACAAAGTGCAAGAAAACTGGAGATTTAATTACACTTAATTATGAGGAAGTAGATTGGTTAGTACAACCTCAAGCAACAGGTGTTGAAAATGTAAACCCATTTAATGTTATAGTATTCATGGGTGGTATTATATTAGATCCCCCATCAGATAACTGGGTAAGAACAATTTACACTAATAATAGTCGTGTTGAATCATCAGGAGCAACTTGGGTTGAACAGGCAAATTCAGTTCCAATCGGTCCTATAATGGAAACAGAGGGTGGTGGTCCAGATATAGACACTGGAAGAGATATTCAAGATCCAGATTTCAATTCTTACAGAAGAAGAGTTAGAATTGTAATGAAAGCGAGATCACAAACTCAAAAGTTCAGAACATCATACACTAATGTTTTAAAAGGTCCAAGTTACGAATTTGATTATGTAGAGAGTATTAAGATACAAAGTGAAGCAGACCCATTTATGCGTTCACGAAATGTTTACTTTAATGCTAATGGATTAAAACCATTGACTAAACATTATCATTATCTTGACAATGGTATCCCAGATATAATTCCAAAATTAGTCGAAATTAATATGGTTTCAGGTACATTTAATGTATTTGAAAATGCAAAAATAGAAGTTGATGGTGAGCAAATTGGATTTGTAAGATTACAAAGACCAAATCATAAGTTTGGAGATACTTCAAGACCAGATGTTGGTGCTGGACTAGGTAATCCATCAGTTTTAGTTGAGTCTTACACTGTTGATCCATTTGATACAACAAGACCTGCTCCATCTGATTCATATTCTGCTACTTCAAGAATTTTAAATGTTGATTCAATATCTCTTGCAAATGAAGCACAATATTTTGGATATATTACTAAAGGTGCAAAAGTTGTTGGTGAAAGTAGTGGTGCTGTTGCAACTGTAAGCAGTATTGATTTATTCAGTGATAATTGGGGAGATTTGCTAGGAGCATTCTTCTTTAGAAATGCACAAGCGACACCAAAACCTCCTACATTGTTTGCTACAGGAACTAAAACATTTAGAGTTACTGCAGCACCAGAGGGCACTATACCGATTCCTGGCAGCACTGACCATTCAAGTGATGCATCTGGTACTTTTACTGGAACAGGCACAATACAGACCCAAATACAGAGTAATGTACAAGTTAGAAATCCACCCCCACCATCTGCAACTCGTCCTGATGAAATAACAACTAGAACAAACTTAATTTATAAAGAAGGATTAGGTGCGAAATTTAAAGCTCCTCATAGAGACCCTCTCGCTCAATCATTCACTGTTGATGAAACAGGTGCTTTCTTGACATCATTTGACGTATTTTTCAAATCAAAAGATGATAATGCAAAATTATTTGTGGAACTAAGATATGTAGAATTAGGAACTCCAACACAATATCTTGTTCAGGATTATGCACAAATTGCTGTAAATCCAAATAATATTAATGTGTCGGATGACGCATCTGTAGCAACTACGTTGAATTTCCCATCACCAATTTATCTTGAACCAGAAAAAGAATATGCTTTAGTATTCTTATCTCCTGCTTCTGATAAGTATGAAATGTGGGTAGCAACTATGGGTGAAAAAACAGTAAGTTCTACAACATTACCTGATGTTCAAAATGTAGTTGTATCTAAGCAGTACATTGGTGGTAGTTTATTTAAATCACAGAACGGTACAATTTGGACTCCAAGTCAATATCAGGATTTAACCTTTAAATTACGTAAAGCATCATTTGTTGAATCTGGTACAGCAACATTCTACAATTCACCCATTGAAGCAGGTAATTTAAATACTCAAGTATTACCAAGTAATCCTATTCGCACTTTACCTAGAAAATTAAAGGTTACTATTGATGGAGGTGGTACAAGAACAAATGCTAATTTACCTATTGGTAGAAAAGTAAGTACAGGTGCTGCTGGTGACGCAGAGGATCAAAGTGTAACAGGTATTATTGAAGGACAGGGAGGACCTGTTAATAATGAAGGTATAATAACTGGTGGTTCTGGGTATTCATTAACCAGTACAACTGCAGTTCCTACAGTTGCTTTGACTGGAAGTGGAACTGGATTGACAGTAAATGTGACAGTTTCTGGTGAAGTTATTACTGGTATAGCGATTAATGCTGCTGGTACAGGTTATCAGGCAGGTGATGTATTCACTTTAGATAATTCAAGTAATAAAGTAACTAGAGGTTCTGGATATAAGGGATCTGTTAATTCAATTAACTCAACATTCGATACTCTTTATCTAACTGATGTTCAGGGTGAGAAGTTTACAAATGATCAACCATTAGTTCAGTATGGTGCTAATAATGATACAAGAGCAGTCATCACTAATGTTGCTGTAAATGGCGATTCAACTCAAAATGGTGACTTATATAGTGGAAGTGTATTCGAGGTTACACAATATAATCACGCACATCATGGACTTGGAAATAAAGTTCATATTAAAGATGTTCAACCTGATACTGAGTTAGTTGCTACAACTTCATCATTAAATGCTGAAGGAACAACTGTTTCTGTCGGTAATACAACACCATTTGCAACTTTTGGTGGAATATCAACTGATAGAGGTGAAGCTTTAATTGGAGAGGAACTTGTTACTTATGTTGTTGGAACAGGTCAACTAAGTTTAACAAGAGGTATATTGAATACAACTGCATCTACACATACTGAAGGTGAAACAATTCAAACTTATGAAGCGAGTGGTATGCCTTTAGTTGGTATTAATACAACTCATACAGTTCCAACGACACAACAACTTAGGAATTTGTCTAATATTGATAATTATTTCCTTGAAGTTGATGCTGCAGGTGTTGCACCCTTAAGAATCGGTAATTCTTTATTATGTTTCTCAAGTGAAAAGGCAATTGGTGCAAATAAAGTGAAAATTTCACAAAATCACCAGTATAGCACAATATCACCACAATTTAATATTATTACACCAGGTAGTACAACTCGTGCAACGTCATCAGTTAGAACAATTAGTGGTACAAGTGCAGATGGTAGCGAATCATCATTTGTAGATCAAGGTTTTGAACCAGCGATATTAAATGAAACAATATTCTTACCAACTCCAAGATTAGTTGCATCAAAAGTAAATGAAACCGACAAACTTTCTAGTTTGCCAAAGAATAAGTCTTTAACACTTAACGTGGATATGAGTTCTTCTGATCCTAATTTATCACCAGCGTTGGATATTAAAAATGCAACATTTATACTAGGAAGAAACAAAATTAATAATCCAATTGGTCTAGAAAATTATACAAGTGATAGTAGAACTAATCAATTAGAGGATGATCCTCATGGTTCTATATTTGTTACTAAAAGAATTGATTTAGAACAACCTGCTACATCACTTAAAGTGTTGATAGGTGCAAGTGTACAACCTGAATCAGACTTTAGGGTATTTTATCGTTTATTCAGTGCTGATTCCTCAGAGGTATCACAAACATATAGACCATTTCCTGGTTTTAAAAATATGATTGACACTGATGGTGATGGTTTTGGAAATACTGCGATTGATTTAGCTTTAAGTGACGGTAGACCAGATAAATTTGTTTCTCCAAACGAATTTGGTAGATTCTCTGAATATCAGTTTACTGCAGACGATTTAGAACAATTTACTGGATTTGTTATCAAAATTGTTATGATATCAACGAATGAATCTTTCCCTGTTAAATTAAAAGATTTCAGAGCACTCGCATTAGCATGATACCAGTAGAAGGACATAATAATTTATTTCGTGATGAAAAAACTGGTGCCATAATCAATATGGACTGTACAGGATATTCAAATTATATGTCTGACAAAAGAAGAAATTTTAACAAACAGGCAGAAATGGATGCTATGAAAGAGGAACTTGAAACTCTCAAATTGATGCTAAAAGAACTTGCTTCAAAGATAACGTCTTAGTAAATATAAATACTTTTTAGATCTGAATTGCTTACTTAGATGGCAGATATCAAAGTCAGAGTTGGACAACAAAATGCCACAAAGGTGATTTCATCTCTGGCAGGTGCTCAAACTCTATCATTAACGGAATTAAGTGATGTGAATGTTTCAGGAACCTTACAAAATGGTATGGTTCTAGTTTTTAATGGAGTGACGAAAAAATTTGACGCAACATTGGAGTTGACTCCAGGTGCAGCACAGAACTTAGACATCAACGGGGGAAATTTCTAAATGGCTAGTATTATTAGAATCAAACGATCATCTGGTACCGCAAAACCAGCGAGTTTGAATTGGGGTGAAATGGCATATGTGACTGGTGTAGGTCAATATGGTGGAACAAACCAATATAAAGACAGAGTATTTTTAGGAGATGACGGTACAAACGTTCATCCAGTTG